AATTGCTGACCTTCGGAGGCTGCATATGGCAGTGATCAGATCGGCGCAACAGTATCAGGCACAGCTACGGGCGTTATTGCCCAGCGGGCCCGCGTGGGATCCGGAGCGGGTACCGGAATTGGAAGAGGTGCTGCAGGGCGTTGCCGAGGAATTGGCGCGCCTCGATAGCCGCGCGGCCGATCTGCTCAATGAGATGGACCCGGCGGGCGTCAGTGAACTGGTGCCGGATTGGGAGCGGGTAATGAATTTGCCCGATCCATGCCTGGGCGCTACGCCACTGTTCGACGACCGGCGACTGGCGGTCCGACGCCGTCTGTTGACGGTTGGCAGCCAGGCGGTCGGTTACTACCTGGAAATTGCCAAGGGGCAGGGCTACCCGAACGCCACCATCACTGAACTCGAGGCGCCGCGCATGGGCCGGTCGCGCTTCGGGGCGGCGCACTTCGGTACCTGGGAGGCGCAGTTCATGTGGACGCTCAACACTGGCGGGCGCTTGTTGCTGGGACGGCGCTTTGGCGCGAGTTACTGGGGCGAACGTTTCGGCATGAACCCGGGCTCGGCACTGGAGTGCCTGATCCACCGTAGCGCTCCGGCGCATACCAGGGTGCACATCAATTATGACTAAGGAGTAGCGAGATGGATTATCCGAAAAGCATACCCAGCGCCGGGTTGGTGAGTGGCAAGTTCGTCGATGAAAACCCGCTCGCCGGAACGCCTGGGTCGTTGATCCCGGCGGCATGGGGGAACGGTGTGACAGAGGAAATCGTCAACGTGATCAAGGCCGCGGATCTGACGCCGGATGAGACGAAGTTCGACCAGTTGCTGCTAGCCATCCAGAGTGTTTCGGCCAAGGGCTGGAATCTGGATGCGGCGATGCCGATTGCTTCTCTGCCACAGTCCACAGTGGCGACCGCCGATGGACGTCTGGCAGTCACTGCAACTGCCACGGCCAGCGGTGGAAAGGTGTCAGTCCCGGCTGGAGTATTGGTCAACCTCGGCCAAGAAGTCGTGGCAGGACAGTTGGGCAGGATGCGCACGTTCACCACGCAGGCATGGAGTACCCTGGACCTGTTGCCGTCGACCAGTTATTTCTTGCGGGCACAGGTGACGGGCAATGCGCTGACGTTCTACGTGCAGCGTGGAACCATCTACGACGTTACACCCGAGGGATTCAAAGGTACTGCCAATGCCGCCGCCGGCGGCGGTTTCCAGTCCACATCGCTGGACATATGTCTGGCGTGGGTATTCACGGCGGCGCCGGGTTCCGTGCCGGTTGTCAGGCCAATCTACAACCGCAACCAACTGAGGTGGACGCAGACAGTCAACGGCAATGGTGTTGTTTACCTTCCGCTCGATCCCCATGCTCGGGCGGCTCGTCTGGTGGTCGGTAACCCGACGCCTTCGCCCACGGAGATATCCGGGGTCGGATTCGCATCCGCAGGTTGGGTCGGTAGCAACTACTGCTTTCTCTCCCCTGCGCTGACCACCAGTTCCAACTACGACGCTGGCTGGACGACTCCATCACCCTGCACGATTTTTACCAACAACTTCGTCAACGACGTCACGGTTACGACCTTGACCGCCAGTTTTGACCACAACCAGTCGCGCTCTCTGTGGCAGTCCTACCAGGCAGAACACACGCTCGGATCGACCAGCGCTGTCAGCGATGAGCTGTTGTTCAGTATGGGAATCAAAAACCACCCGATCACCGATTACGTTGCGGGTATCGCGGTTAACTTCAGTGCGGCCGTCAATATTAGTTTTTCCTGGGAGTTGATTCGATGAACGTCATTCATGAACTGCACCAATTTGAAGACGGACTGCGTCCAGTTCAACCTTCTCCCGCTCATGCTTGGAATGGCAGCAACTGGTTACTGGACGCGGCGTCTTCTGCGATGCAGGAAAAGCAGGAAAGCGAGCGACTGTGTGTCAAAGTCGATACCGCCGCCGACAGTGCACGCAAAGCCATTGTGGGTGACCCGCTTCGGGCCTTGGAATACGCACAAGCCACTACCGATGCCCAAGCGTTCAAGGACGAGAACTATCCGAAACATGCCGTTCCGCAGACGGTATCCGCCGGGGTGATCAAAGGCAGAAGTGCAAAACAGGCAGCGGATCGGATTTTGCTCAAAGCGGCTCGATGCGACGAAAGTCTGCTGACACTTCGTACGCTGCGATTGAAAGCAAAAGAGCAAATCAGGTCCTACACCACCAAAGGGAAAACGGCTCTCGCAAGAGAGGCTGCCGATGAAGTGATCATCGCGATTCGTAAAGTGGTGAGTGATTACTCTGATTAGCGTTTTCGACCGACATCTCCCGCTCTCCAACGCCCACTTTATCGTGGGCGTTTTCATTCTTATTCAAAAGCGGACGGCTGCTCGAAGTATTCCGCTTGATTGCTGTGCGTTTTTGCACTGCATGCTGTTGTCATGAAGGGGAAATGGTTATGGACTATCCAAAAAGTGTGCCCAGCATAGGGCTGTTGAATGGTCGTTTCGTCGATGAAAACCCCGTGGCCGGGACACCAGGCTCGTTGATCCCCGCGGTATGGGGGAACGCGGTAACCCAGGAAATTGTGAGCGTTATCGCAGGTGGCGGATTGACTCCGTCCGAATCCGACAACTGTCAATTGTTCAAGTCGATCCAATCCATCATCGGCACGACCAATCCAATGCGTTCGGTAATTACCCGTGTGACGACTTCCAGAGACTTATCAGACGCAGAGTTGGGGTTGGTATTGGTTGATGCCGGTGCGGCGACCCTCACGATCAGTCTGCCAGCGTCAAACGGTGGACTAGGTGTGCGTGATGTCATCGTCCGTCGCGTAGATAACAGCGGCAATCGCCTGGTAGTACAGGCTGCCGGTACCGATCGAATCAGATTTCACACCCACCTGTCTCTGGCGGGCTACCCGTTTCTTGTCCTGATGGGCGCAGGTGACTGGTGGCAACTTCGAAGCGACGGCGTTGGCAACTGGTGGCCCGTAGGGCGGTTTGATAACACTCCTTTGGGACGCCCTTTTTTCGAGACGACCACGGCACTAAGCCCCGGTGGTTATGGGGCACTCAATGGCACGGTGATGAACCGTGAGCAGTGGCCCTGGTTGTGGGATCACGCCCAACAGTCCGGAATGCTGGGCTCCGAAGCTACTCGCGTCGGCAATGAGGGCAAGTGGACTTCGGGTGATGGCGCGCTAACTTTCCGCGGCCCTGAAGGGAGAGGGGAGTTCTTGCGGGTTCTGGATGAGGGGCGTGCGGTGGACAGCAGTCGGGCAATGGGCAGTGCTCAATCGGGCTCCATCCACTCCTATGCACTGGGTGCGAACGGGGCCGGCGCGGTGGGCACACGCTGGTCCGATAGTCTTACCTCATTTGGTGCCGCAACTCGCGAGGAGCCACAATACGTCAGCGGTTTGTTCAATGGCGGACCTGTTTATCCCGCCGGTACTGTTTTTCAGATGGATACAGCCAATACGCTGCTGTACTCCTTTAAGTCTCGTCCCCGCAATATCGCCTATCCCGGCCGTATCAAACTTATCTGAGGTGCCGCATGTTCAATTATTTGTTTGATGGCGAGGGAGCATTGTCTGGCCCGATAGCGTTTCCAGTCACACCGGGCATAGGCGTTCAGCTTCCCAGTAATGCCATAGAGCTTTCTTTCGAGTTGCCACCTGCGGAAACAGGCCGCACATGGGTGCTGGTCAACGACGTTCCTCGCGAAGTCATTGACCGGCGTGGTGTGGTTTATAACAAGGAAAACGGTGCCCGGCATATATGGAGCGAGTTCGGTGAATTGCCGGATATGTACACCGCCGAACCGTGGCCAGGCGAATATTTCATCTGGGCGGGAAACTCGTGGAAACCAGACGACGCGGGGCGTCTGTCAGCCGCCAGGTCCGAGGCATTGGCCAAGCGTGACAGTTTGCTTCGTGATGCGGTTTTGCGAATTGCCCCCCTTCAATACGCCGAAGACATCGGTGATGTTTCACATGACGAACAGCTGGCGTTGCTTGAATGGAAACTTTACAGCGTTGAGCTGAACCGTATCGAGCAACAAACAGGTTTTCCTGCAGACATCCAATGGCCCTCCGCGCCTGACGCTGCTCAATGACCAAGGTTAGCCGGTTACGCATTAACAAAGAGTAGATAACATGGACTACCCCAAGAACATTCCCGGCTCAGGGTTGGTAAATGGCAAATTTGCAGATGAAAATCCGACTGCAGGAACTCCGGGCTCCTTGATCCCTGCCAGTTGGGGAAACGCGGTTACCCAGGAGATACTGAACGCTATCGGTGCTGCCGGGTTAGTGCCTTCGGAAAACCAGACTGATCAGTTAAGTCGGGCTATCAAGGAACTGGCGAAGCTCGATCCACAACAGCCTTTTCCCGTTCAGGTGTACCGTAAAAATCTGGTCATTAACGGCAACTTTGACATCTGGCAGCGCGGTATAACCAATCCTGCGCCTACCGTCGGTGCCTACATCGCAGATCGATTTCGTTGCGATTGGAACGGTAATGCAGGCGTCAACATCTCGCGGCAAAACTTTGTGTTGGGACAAAGCGAAGTACCGAACGAGCCTCGCTATTTCTTGCGCTGGCAGCAGGTAACCGCGGGAGCAGGTTCAAACATCCACAAGATTTCTCAAACTATCGAATCGGTCAGGAGTCTGGCGGGGAAAACTGCAACCCTCACGTTCTGGGCCAAGGCTGATACGGCGCGTCAAATCAATGTGACCCTATCGCAGTTTCTTGGGACTGGAAGTGGAGGAGGGGAAACGGTCACACCAGTAGGCAGTTTCCAACTTAAAACTTCATGGACCCGATTGAGCGCCACGGTCCAACTGCCAACGTTAGCCGGCAAGGTGTTGGGAAGCGGCGGTAATGACTACTTGCGACTTTCGTTTGACCTGCCTCTAAACGTATTACAGGTCATAGACCTGGCGCAGGTTCAACTGGAAGAAGGTCCCGTATCGACTCCCTTTGAGGTGCGCAGTCCGGGGGATGAGTTGATGTTGTGTCAGCGTTATTACGAGAAAACCTACAGCCAGGAGTCATCACCTGGAAGCTTTGTCGGGGCATATGGCGCGCTGATATCCACGGTTAAACAGGGGCAGTCCGGTTTTGCCGCACAACCTTTGTCGCAATGGACATTCAAGGTAGAGAAAAGAGGCGTTCCGAGTTTCAG